TTCTGTATTATCGAGACTAGAAAACTGTATTTCTTGCGTTCCTCCAAAACCCAAAGCAGGGTCGCTAGTTCCACTAGCCGCAATAGAAGTAGCATCACCGATTTTAATATATTCAGTTCTACCGTTTACTAACCCAGTTAAATCGTCATCACTAGAATATTTAACAAAAGAAGAACGATTTGGTTCTATAACAACGGGACTAGTAAATGTCCTAACTGCATTACTTCCTATTTTTATCTTAGCCATGATTTTGTATCTAGCAGGATTATTTCTAGTTCTACCTGTCGTAGAATTAGGATGTGTTCCGGTAAAATCTGAATTCAACGCTTCATTTACTAGAAACAAAGAAAAATTAGTGCTGTGAAAAATAGCCATTTCATGAGTATCTCTTTCTGTTTTATCTAGATATGTCTCTCCTTGAAGAACTGCATCATTGGTTTCTGTAACTAAATGAGCAGGAAATATTTTTTTTGAAGTTAATCTATTAGGAACTGCCGCTTGACCACTAACATTAGTTCCTGCCCCCATTATATCATAAGGAGTTACTACAGCCTCTATTGTAAATGAACCAGTATGCGCCCATATTCCATAAGTAATATCATCAGTAGTATCGCTAGAAGTTCCCGCATCGGGTATATTCTCGGCATAGTCAATGGTAGCAAAACCATTACACATTACAGGAAATACCAAACTTCTTTGTTTTCCTGCAAATACATTATACATTTATTCACCTCAAGGCAATACATCTGCTATAGTAAATTCCATATTAAATTCAATTTCAACTGTTTCAGCCGCAAAAGAAAAACTAAAACTAGAAACAAAGCCCTTCAACCCTGTGCTTGTAGAACTAGTAGGAAAGTCGTCATTAGCCAAAAAAGCCCCTACATTATCTAATTCTCCGGCATCTCCTCTAGCCTTAAAAGTAAAAGGTATTTGAATACTGCTTGTTCTTTGAGAGTAGTCCTTATCTACTTTAGAATCCATAAGAATAACTATTTCTTGAAAGGCTTGATATTCATTTATTCCCGTAGCATCTACACCTGAAGCGATAAGTTGTGCAATTTCTTGTGCTGTAAAATTTAAACTCTTAATAGCAGAAGTGCTATCATTAGGGTCTATTCTTGTGTGGCTTCTTTTTAGAGTATCATCTACAATAAAGCCTGTTAAAGATAGTCTCCTTTCTGCCTTGCCTGTGTCTAAAGCAATTGTTCTAGATTGACCTAATCCTATTCCTCCAAAGGGGATAGTAAAATTAGGTATGTTTTTATCTACACTAAACTGAGCAGAAGTAATTTTTAGGGGTATAGTATCTACAGTTAAATCACTACCACTAAATTTCTGTAATTTCAAATAAACATAGTCCGTCATCTAATCACCTCATATAGAATTTCTAAAAGAAGAACGCCTATTTATTTTAGTGCTAACCATTCTTCCTATTTCATCAGCAATTCTTCTCATTTCTTCCTTAGAAGTATCTTTAGCATTGATGGTTATATTGAAATTATTTACAGTAGAACCCATCATACCTCTAGTTTGCCTATTAGTAAATACATTAGAACCCGCAGGTAAATTGACTAATTCCGGCCCTTTTTCCCCAACAAGAGTAGTTTCGCCTACTCCCACAACTCCCCCTGTAGCCCGCTTTTTGAATCGTTTTCCTACTACTGGTAATTTTGAAAGAACTTTAAACACTAAAGAAGTTACAGCATCCGCAATCAACTTAACAAAATTAATTCTCATAAAGGCATCCCATAACGCTTTAGGCCCACCTTTCAAAAGTATTGAAATAGCCTTAAACACCACAAAGCCAATTAAAGCAACAAGCCATACAGGTGCGGTGAACCACCAAGCAACAAAGGCAAATATGACACCTGCTAATAAGGCTAACTTTCCTTTATTGCCTATTTGTGATATTTTTTCTCCTATTTTAACTCCCATGTTAAATAGAGTTGTAACAGCCAAAGTAAGCAAAGTTCCTAATGTAGCAATAGCAACTCCTACAACTAACTGCAATATTCCATATGCTAGGGTAACAACGCTGTTAATCAAATCAGTTAAACTACCTCCCCCAAAGGCTACATTCCATAGCCCTTTCAGTCCTTCCCATATTGTAGAAATAGCAGGTAATATCATACTAAGACCAAACAAGAATACTGTTTTTATTGCTTCGAAGGAGGCTTTTAGAGCAGGGCCAATTAATTTTAATAACAAAAACAACCCAACAATAAAAGCCATAAATGCTGCGAAAAAATAGCCTACTTTTAGACTAATACTGAAAATAGCAAAGCCTATTTTCTTAAATAACTTAACTGGTTTAGTATTGAGAATGCGAGGAATTAGACCTTTGATTCCCATGTTACTTACTCTAAAAGATATCTTTTCAAAATCTTCTGCGGTTAAGCCCTTCTTTTTACCTGCCGCTTCTATCTTTCCTTGTTGAAAGTCTTGGAGTTCTCGTATCTCTTTTCTTTTAGCAACTATATTCTTTCTTCTTTTTAATATTTTTTTTCCTATTCTGCTTTCTTTGAATTTCTTATCAAGTTCTTTTTTCTTTAGGTTAATAAGTTCAACTTCTTGGTCAAAGTCAGAAACTAATCCCTTTTTCTTCATTCTTTCTACAGCCGCAATTGCCTTCTTTTCGTTTTTTATATGTGCTTTACGAAGAAACTCATCCATCTCTTTTTTCTTTTCTCCGTATTCTTTTTCAGTTTCTAGTCTTTTTTTAGCCATAATCATTTGTGATTTTAATTGGCTTTTAAAAGCGGCTTTCTTTTCTTTGGCAATTCTTCTATCTATTTTTCTTTGGCCTAATTTCATTATGGTAGATTGCTTACCGAATTTTTTAATTGCTTCTAGTTCATTAGACCCCATAGGTTTTCCTATCTTAACGCTAGAACTTTGTAGTGTTTTAAGTTCATTTTTCATCGCCTCTAAATCCTTAGCAGTCGTATCTATTTTATTCATACTTAATTTAGGTTTATAATTTGCTATCTTTTCTTTGAGTTCTATTTCTCTTTTCGCTCTTTCTTCAGAATCATCAAAAGAGATATTAGAAAATGCTAGTTTATCAACATTAGATTCCTTTGCTAATTTATTTACTTGCTTTCGTTGTTTAATAAAAGCCTTCATACCCTTTATTGGGTTTTTAAACGCATCCTTACCCCTTTTTCCTCCTAAAAACCCAAATACTCCGCCTATTGCTTTTTGGAACTTACCCATTTCATCGGTGTTTTCCTTTAGGTCTTTGGCCGTTCTTGGCAAAAATGTCCTTAATGTGCTTCCTATAAATTGAAGAGTAAATCCTATCTTACTCAAAAAGGTAAAACCACCCGGAATAAAACCGAAAACGAACCTTCTTAATTTAGCGGCTTCAAAGGTCATAATTCTTATATCTTCTCTACTATTAGTTAAAAACTCAGCAAAGTATTCGAAGGCTGAACCTCCCGCATCAATATAAGCCTTAAATGATTTAGGACTAAACAACTCAAAGGTTTTTGGTTTCTCATAAGAACTTAACTTTTTAAGTGCGCTATTTAGAATAGAAGTTCTCTTATTAGCCCTACTGATAGCGATACCCATAGCATTGACTTCATTACCATACTTATTCACCTTCTTTGCTCCTTCTTCGGTAACTTTGTTTTGTTCTTTAATAGTATCTCTAAAGTCTTTGAAGTCTTTTTCTGTCTTACTCATTTTTTCCTGTAAAGCAACCATAGTTCCACTAATATTTTCTATTAGTTCAGGCAAACCCGCTAAACCTAATTTACTCAAATTAGATTTCGCTCTTGCCGCTTTTATGGCTTTTGCTTTCTCTACCAAAGTCTCACCTACAATTTTACGCCCTTTTGAGCCTTCTCCATCTCTTCTGCTTCAAGTTCCTTAACCGTTTGATGTATAAATAACATTTCCTTGACTAGACTTACTGGCATTCTATAAACCTCTAAAGGACTTATTGAGAAAGCCGTTGCTAAGGTATAAACCACTAGTTTTGGCATAAAATGAGGAGGGCAATCTCCTGTCCTAACGGCTCTCCTCATCATTCGTTTTTTTCTTCATCACCACTATCGGACAAAGGATTTGGCAAAATTTCTTTTAATTGGTCGCCAATATAGGGAGTAAGTCTTAGAATATCAATTGCCGAAAGTTTAGGTTCAGTCTTAACAATAAAGTTCTCAACCATATATTTGAACATACCATTAAGGTCAATATCCATATTTTGAGTTCGAGCATCAATCTTCATCAAAGTATTAACTGCTCTATCAACTTCTATCCAAGTAGGTTCTTTTATCCATACTTTTAGATATTCGTCACTTTCGGGTGCTACCTTAACATAGTGTAGCGTAGGCTCTTGTGCCGCAAACAGCACACTCTTATCACTTATTATTTTCTTTTCAGTCATATTATCCACCTTCAAAACCAACAAACAAACAAACGGTGTTGGTGGAATGTAACTTATTCAGACTTTGGTTCTTCTTTTTTCTCCTCAGTCTTTTTATTTTCAGTCTTTTTAGCCGTAGCCTTCTTAGGCTTTGACTTAGATTCTAATTCTTCTTGCATTCGCTTTAAATTCTTTTGAAATTTAGAACTCACTTAAATCACCCCTGTAACATCCAATGAGTTCTGACCTTACATTCTTGTAAGTCTCTTGGCATAATAGTAGCACTAACTTCTATTGGGCCTTTATCATCGGGCATTGGGAATTCATTGGCACTTAGGAAATAGTTTTTGAACTTAAGAACTATATTTTCTCCAGTTGATTTAGTAAAAATTAATTCAACATGATTACTTCCAGTATTTTCTGTATTGTTGATTAGTTCTTTGTATAACTGGTTGTCAGTAACATATCCGTTGAATTGTATTTCATATGTTCTTTGAGCAGGTAAAGCCTCTTGTATAGATTTATTACCCACTCCCAAATATCTCTTATCTGTTAGTGAGTTATTCATAGTAAGAGTAAGGCTAGTTACCTTCAAGAAGTCTACTCCAAACGCTTTTAGGCTTCCATCAGAAAAGAAGAATGGTTCTCTAAATGCGTCGGCTGATGTAAAATTAAAGAAACTAGTCTCATCTGCTACTCCTCTTCTTGCTGTATATTTTTCATCGGATTCTAAATTGTGAACATTTCTAGTATTAGCGTTTATTGTCATCTTTACTTCTTCATTCTCGTTAGCAGTCATAGTTAGAGTATTAACTCTACATCCTCTAGCAATCTTAACAAAGTTGAATGATTCATTTGCTTCTGCTATTTCAGTTTCATAAATATGGTCTCCTCCATCATGGTCTACCAATTTGCTAAATACTTGTTCTAATGCAAATGATGGTAATAAATCTCCATCTTGTTCTGCGAAGGTGTATTCTATTGCATCATCAATTTTTCCATCTCCTCCAACAGTAGGGATAGTTACTCTATCTAAATTACCATGAACATCCTGAGCAGGATTAACATAAGGAGTCATAACAGTCCCAACTGACCTAAAGAAAATTGGGCCAGTTTCTTCCACATCATCATAATTAATGTATATTTCATTTGGATTTCCTGCATTACCACCATCAGAAGGAGTATTTCCAGAAAGAGCCGATTCACTAAATACATCACTAGTATTTACACTTCCAATGTCTACATTAGTGCATCTACCAAAGAAATAGTAAAGCCATGTTCCATGATTAGCAACAAGACCAATATCTGCCGCACCTGCGGTTTCTATTCCTTTGTATTGATAAGTAAAGTTTCTACTGCCGCCCAATGAAATATTTGTTTGTTTCATTTCCACTTCAGTTGTTGGGAAAGTCAAAGATTCTACTATCCCCAACCAAGTATCGGCTAAGAGAGTTTTCTTATTAGTATTAACTGGTGGAGCAGGACAAGGCGCACCATAACTATCTATTACAAAGTAGTCTCCACTACTTAAAGTGGTAGAAGGAGTAAATGAAATAGTAGTTGCTGTATTAGCGGTAATCCTATGGGTGGTTTGTAGAGCATTTCCCGAACTGTATCTTCTAAATAAACAACCGACATAAAGATTATTCACTAAAGAAAAATCTGTTCCAAATACCACATTTGCTACTGTGCTAGTGTTAGCAGTAACTGTAGTTACAGTTCCACTAGTCTCCTGAATCGGAAAATAAATATCCAATTCCGGTATTTTCGTTACGCTTGCTCCACTTCCTAAAAATATATCTGTATTTTTTACCATATCAAACTCTCTCCCATTACTTACTTACAAACTACTGCGGGATGCTTAGTCCAAATCTCTTTACTTCAAGCGATACTTTATACCCATATAACTTTTTTCCTCTATCATTACTTTCAGTTCTAGAACCTAAAAATAGTTGGTTAAACTTAGAACCATCACTTGCAGTAAATCCTTTTCTATTATCTTCTATTACTTTTTTTAAAATAGCATATAAATCTCTTAATCTATCTCTTCCGTAATTTAAATTATTATTTGCCCTCTCGTCATGTATAACTCTAAGGTGCAAAGTAAATGAGTAAGTCTCATTTCTAATATCATAATGAATTGTTGGGTAGGTTATACTTTGAGAATCTTCAAAGACCAATATAGTTGCTCCACCACCACTATTACTCATATCATATCTACTTCCTTTATTTGGTTGTAATGTTCTAACATCAATAACGGTAGGAGTAACTATAGTTCCATCTAAAGATAAAGCATCTCTAGCCCTACTCCATCGAGAAGAACTTTGTCCTGCATCAGTTCCGGTTAGTAATTCTACGATAATACTGACTTCATCCATGCTTCTACCTCCTCTTTAATTGAATTATTGACTTTTTTTAATATCTCTTCTTGTGCGAATTTAGCAACCTCTTCATCACTAAAACTAATATCTATTCCTAATTGTTCCGATAATTCTTGTGTTGCCAATTGTCTTTCCTTTTGTATTCTCACTAGGTCATTTATTTCCTTCATGCTAATATAAAATGCCATAGTAATCAATCCAAGAAATAAACCAAGTCCTTTTTTCCATTAAGAATTTCCATAGCCTCTTTTCTAAGAATATCATACTTTTCCTTTGTAGAAATATTAGCCCCAGTTTCTGCCACTAATATGCTTTGGTCGTCGTGTCTTAGTATTTCAGCCGCTACTAATTTAGTTGTAGCCTCATGTATTTGTGCGGGAACTCTACTATCTCCTGCTTCATATGTTACTATAATAGAGTTCTTGCTGTGGAAAGGATATTCTTGCATAAAGAATATTCTTCCTTCATCTGCAATAGTCCAAAAATCACCAAGCCTTCTAACATCTTCTTTATCTGTAAATCTAGATACCGAACATACAGTGGGAATGTCTTGATTAGTTGAAATAAAATTTAGTGTATTTGTTCCGGCAGTTATTCCCGAACCACTATCTAAAACAACAGTAGTTGCATCGGTGATAGAACTAATTGTTTTAGTTCCCGTTATTCCTGCTCCGCTAACAACCATACCAACTGCTAGTTTAGAAGAATCCTCAACAGTGAGATTAGCCGAAGATAAAGAAGTAGTGCAAGATTGTTGAGTTGTTATTTCTACTACACAATCAGAACCATCATCTCCTGCTAGTAAAGAAGATATTAGGATATTACTTCCACTACTTTTGTCCTTTGAAGCATAGAAAAAGTCGGAAATAGATAATTGATTAGTTGTATCTAGTAGTGATTTGTGATTTCTAGCCTTTGTAAAGGATTGGGTTTTACTAGGTTTCTCTTCATTGATTAGAGAAATAATCTCATTGACGGTGGTTTTTATTCCAAAGGCATTGTTAAATTCACTATCTAATAGTCTAGGAGAAGAGGTTGTAACTATTTTATTTGATGATTCTAGATTAAAAGAATAAGTGCTATTTGGTGTTTTAAGACTTATTATTTTTATTTCTGTATGATTCTCTAATAGTCTTATTTGGGCTTGTGCCGAAGCAAGTTCTTCATACTGACTACCTTGCCAAACCTGTAAAGATACAATTTTTCTAACCTTTAGTGTAGGTAATTGTATAAAACCAACATATCCTCCATAGTAAGTATTCATTGGTAGATTTTTAAATTGAAAATCATGAAACTCATCTCTAGTAATTATAGGGCGATAAGAGCGTTTTACCGTTTCATCTACTGTTCCTTCTATTCTCTTAATTATCTTACCGACCTGCGCCCTAGAAGGATAACTAGTATCGCTAAAATGAGATATCTGCAACATATCTGCAACAGAAGCAAAGTCTGTATAAAATCCTACACCTTTATCATAAGCACCAGTGAAAAATCCCGATGCTATTGTATAGGTAGCAACTCCATTTACATTCTCATCAAAAGAATAGTCGCTTGGATAGCCAGTAGTTCCCATCAATACCCCTCAGTTACTTCTCTAATATCTATTATTCTATTACCTAGTTTGTCTAGGTATTTTCTCATTGGTTTGTTTTGTCCTCTATTTCTAATGGGGCTTAAGTTATAAGCAACATACTTCCTAAGATAGACGGTGTATAATACCTTAGCATCTATTTCATTATCTACCATTTTTGGCCTACCTTCTTTATCCCTTTCACCAGTAGCACCTAACTCTTGGGCTGTAAATGCCGTTGCTTGGTATTTGGGCTTTCCAAATTCACTACCTTCTATTATTTTAGTATCTTCTACAATCGCAGTTTCGGAAACTAAAGGAAGAAGAACATATATTTCAGCCGCTTGCTTATTAGTTTCATAGAGTTTAATCCATCTCTTAGTAGACATTTTTTTCTCTACACTAATATCATCTAAGTCCTGCTTAAGAAGCCTTTGAGAGAGTTCCTTCACTTTCTCGTTTAGTTCATCATCCTCTTTTTCTTGTTTAGTCCGACCCATCAAACTTTGTGAACTTAGCCTTCTTGTAGCATCTGAAAAGCCTTCTAATAACTTCTGCGGTGCTGTTTGGGCATCTAAAGTCCCAGTTAGAAATTTATAATACAACTCTGCCCTTTCTTCTTCGGTAAGACCCAAATCAGCATACTTACCCATATCAGTTTGTTTAACATAATCCTTTCTATAAAACACATAATCAGAAAAAGCCTCTCCATACTTCTCTTCTATTACTCTAAAGTCTCCTTGTTCTATTTGACTTGCTTCTGCTTCTGTAATAGGTTCTTCTCTTCTATCTATATAAGCATACTTTAATCTCTCTTGCCCCTGAAAATCTGAATTAAAGAGAGCCTTATTTTCGAACTTACGATTACCCTCTTCTTTTAACATTTCAAATTTCTCATCAAAGAAACTGTGAACCACTAATTTTATTTTTTTGTTGCCGAAACCAAACTCATTATATGCTTTTTCTGCCTCTTTGTAGACAGGGCTATCACTAAAAATTAATAGATATTTATTCCCATCTACTTCTATTTCAGTTGTAGCGGCTCTTAGTTCATTGTATTGAGCGACTACCTTTTGTCTCTCTTCCTTCAACTTATTGTAGATTTTTTGTCTAGCGTTTTTATTTTCCTCACTATTGCCCTTTAGTTCTTTAGGTATTCTGTAATCTTCCATAGGTATCAGTGGATATTCTTCTTCGGCAGTGACATCAAAGTTAGGATTAATAGCAAAGGCTTTCGGTATTCTATATTTCATGGCAGTAAATTTACTATACTTATCTTTTACCTTTCTAGTAACATTACCCTCATCATCAGTTATTTCTATTGTATCTGCCACTTTTTCACTTAGCGTTTTAGTGTCCTTTTCTTCTCTTACTAAAGAGACTTCTATCATTAATTGATATAACAGTCCGTCTTGAACCATAGCCTCATAATATTCATCCTTTCCCCCGATATTTTCTTCAAACCAACTAGCAAGTTTGTCATTTAAATCATCTATAAATTTATAATCAAACTGTAGTCCGTCTTTAACTTGACTTACCATGTTGCCTTCTTTATCTTCCACTTCTTCTACATATTTATCCATAGAAGAAAACTTGATTGCATTTGGAATACCCTCTTCATCTATGGCACTATCAATTAATACCTTTCCTTTTTTCGGTATCATAGTAACTTCTGCACCCGTATATTCAATAATTACTTCTTGTGCTTTAGTAGTAAAGAATTCCATTTCGTCATCTGAGGGAAAGGTTAGAACAGAGTGAGCGTTTTTATTTCCTTTATTGTTGCTCTTTGAGAAACTTAGTTTATTTCCTCCTGTTAGTGATTTAGCAGTTTTGAATCTTATTTCTGTTTCTATTTCTAGAGTAGGTAATTCATCATCCGTAGTTACATCTAGTGCCTTAAACAGCCCAATAATCTGTTCTCTTACTGTTTCTGATACTCCAGCAATATCACTAACAACAGTTCCACTTAATTGAGCAACTAGGTTTTTATTAAAGTCCTCACTACCCTCTACTATGTTTTTTAGTGTAGCCCCGTCTAACATCTCCTCATCTTTGTCTTTTCTTTTTTCAGGCCTTCTTCTTAAAAAACTACTCATAGCCTCTCTATTATCATCTAAATATGGTTTAAGGGGTTTATCTAAAGTATCTTCTAGCATTGATTCTATTTCTTTTATCAATGGGTTAGGGTCAATATCTTTGGCTTCTAAATCATATAATGAATCTTTTATTCTTATTACAAATCCATCTTCACCAGTTGCCCTACCCATTAGATATTTTTCTATCTCATCTAATAAAAAATTTCTAGCGGCAGGTAGTTTCCTATCTGCTCCATCATAAACAAAGGAAACCATTTAACCAACTCACATTAACCATTTAGCCCAAGCCGCACCTTTTTGTATTGCACTACCTAAACCTAAACCGCTTTGTGGTGGTTCATAACTCATTTGTCCTTGAGCATCTATCCAATATGGTCTACCATAACCATCTGTTCCCGATGGAGGAACAGGATAACCACTACCGTTATTCATAGCACCTTGCATTTGATTATATTGTTGCATATTACCCGTTAATCCTGCAATTGCCACTCCTGCCGTTGGTTGTGTTGGCATTTGACCTCCTCCGCTAAATCCCTGAGATTCTAAGTATTGTTGCTTTGCTAATTTTCTTTGATTAACAACTTCTGTGTTGATAGCAGAATTCAAAAGTTTTTGAATATCTAAGTCTATGTTTTCTTGAGTAATCTTTTCGTATTCTCTAAGTGAGTCAGCATTCACAATAATATTACTACCATTTGAAGTAAGTTTTAATTTTGCTAACATTTGACTAACCACTCTTTCTATAACATCTTCCATCATTTGTTCTAAAGCAGTCAAAAACATTTCTCCGTGATATTGGAAAAATTCTTCTACATGATTATCTTGTAGTGAAAGTAAATTATTCATTGACTTGAAGTTATTTTGTTGGCCTTGTTGAACAGCCCCTAAAACTGTTCCATTACTTGTTCCTAGTATTCCCATATCTATTCCTCCACGACTTCTTCACTAATTTCTTCTTTTACCTTTTTAATATCATCAACTTTAACTTCTTTATTTATCATTAAATAATTTAATCTATCTGTTAGTATATTTATTTCTCCAATTATCTCTACGGCCTCATTAGTCGCTGACCTGTTATCTCCTAAAGTTGGTGGCTTTATTAAATAACCGTTTGCGGTTAGTGCCACAATATCATCTTTTGTTAGATTAGATACTGGGCCACTCTTTAAAATCTTAGGCATTCTAGGCTTAAATGCTTTAAAGTCTAAGCCGTGTTTATCTGCTAGTATTTGTTGCTGTAGCATTTCTAACTGCATATACATTGAAGCATGTTTAGGACAGTAAGTTCCCATTAAGGGTCTACCCTTTGTTACTTTATCTAGAGGAATAGGTGGCCTAAGATAATCTCCTGCTTCCCAAATGTGGTGCATTCCACATACAACACATCTATCCTTAAGATTAAATTTCTTTCCATATTTTAAAAATAGTAATTTCTTAGGTTCTGCTTTTAGGACAGCAGTTAATTCTGCTAATTGCTTTTTAGGTTTGATAGCCATAAAGTGATATTCTGTTACTGCCCCACTTGCTCTAGCCTGTTTAATAGGTGATAAACCTAAATTCATATTATTCGTCTGTGCTAACATCTGCTGATTTTGATACATCTTTATTCCTCAATAATCCTTTATCATAGTAGTTATTCCTTTATACACCATTTCGGGGTCTGATTTTGCTGAAACTATATATTTATAACAAGGTATTCCTTTATCGTTAAGTTGTCTCATCCCATAAGAGAAAGGTTCGAATATCTCATGTTTATCTATAGGCTTTTCACTTTTATATTTATCTCCCCAAATGTCATATTTATTAGCCCAAATACCGACTGCCATAGGGTAATCCGAATCTTTTTTCTTTCTACCAGTAGGCCAACGACTAGCAACAATAGTATCTACTAAGAATTTCCATGCTACTTGATGGTCTAAGTTTGAAGGATTGTCTAAGTGCCTATGGTCTATCATAAATATAACATATTTTACTCTACGAGATTGCATATCCTTTACCCATTCTTTCCAATAAATTGCTTCTCCTCCAATATCAGCACTCTTTATTGTATGTGAATTTCCGTCTAGTTTTATCGTTTTTCTAGAAGCCCTATGCAACCCTACTGTTCTTTCATTTATTTGAGGGACTTCTCCTCTAGTTCTTAGTTGATGACTTAAGGTTGTTTTACCAACCATAGTAGCACCATAAACACCAAAGTTAATTGCGTGAATTTTTTTGTAAAAGCCTATTATAGCCTCACCGACTAATATGGCAAAGCCTGTCATTATTGACATTAAACAATCACTAATCCCTTTCCTTCCATGCGTTCCCAAAAAGTAATTGCTTCGCCTACAGGCATATGAACTAGAGGAATATCATTAGTTTCAATTTCTCCTTCTAAATAATCAATAAACTCTCTTAGGTATTTTTCACCTAAGCCCTTATTTCTATATCCCTTTTTTAAACCAAATTGATTAATTTGCCAATAAGTTCCATATTCTCCATCAACTAATTCTGCTTCTCCATCACTTATTCTATCGTTAGAAATCCAAGAATAAGTGCTTTTGAGAACATCTTTCCACATATCAATGACTCCAAATATCCTTAACCCTCTCTATAATCCAACCCATTATATTGATGTCAAATACCCCCATAATATTACCAACTAAGAACATAGCCAAAGTAGAGAAACCTCCCCAAAACCATGCTCTCATTTTCAAAAAGAAAATATCTGCCGAATGCGCTCTAGACTGATTATAAGCATAATCGGAGTCGGAAAATCCCATCAAGTCACTAAGAACCATTTAGCCACCCCTCATTGAAGGACTGCTAAAAATTCATTACCAACGGTATTATCATCGGTTTCTGTTTGACCTGCATATGGCAAACTAGTGTTATATTGTTTTGCGCTCTCAAGCATCTTTCTTCTTTGTTGGTCATCTCTAGCCTTTCTTTCCCAAAAAGCAGTAATCTTTCTGTCAAGTAGCCAAAGTTCTATTTTGTCATTTAGGGCTAAGTCAAACAAAGCCTTCATAACCATTATTGCTCCTATTGTTCCAAGACCAAATAAGACAGAATGTGCTAATGCTCCATAAGGAAAACCTGTTCCTATTTCAGAATAAGCGTAGACATTTGCCCCACTAACTGCTCCAACAAAAAGTATAGTCATTATTAATCTAGTATCTTGATTTAAAACCGCCATAGTAAAACCTCATCGAAATTCAATAGAACACGCAACCTCTCCGCTTGCCTCTTCAAAGAATATTCCATTATCACAAAGAACAGAGTGCATATCAAACTCTACTGTTTGTTTTGCCGATAAAATAATTCTTGCGATTTCTTTACCAGTATTATCAGTTCCGTCATATACTTTAATTTCAGCGTTTGCACCTGCACCTGCTCCTACTTCACAAGCATGAATAGAAACTAGTCTACAACTACCATCAAAGACAATAGCAGATGCTGTCAATACTCCGCTTGTTCTACAACCACCACTAGGCATAATATCTCCTCAAACAGCGTTAGTTACAATACTTATTATAACTTTCCTAAAACCATTACTCTTTTTTAGGAGTCTTAGCCTTAGTAGTTTTAGGTTTTGTTGCCTTTGGTTTTGTAACTTTAGCCTTCTTCGGTATTAGCAAATCTACTAAGTCTTGATGGGTTTTTATTTCTTTTTTTGTTTCGGTAGAAGCCAATTTTAATTTGGCCTTGTCTAACTCAAGAATATCTTTTTCATCTTCCTTAGTAAATTCAAACATAAAGTCCGGATGACTTAGCATAGATATAGCAATTCTTAGAGGAAACTCAACGGGTGTATCTTTGGTTATCAATACACCCGCTAAGTTTTTTTTCTCTATTTTTGCCCCATCTGTTATTCTAACAGTTGGCATTTAAAGACCTCACAGGTTGCCCCAAACTCTTAGCCTAACAGAACCACCATTAGCATCGTTGGCCAATGTATTGTTTGTTCCATCTAATGCTGTAAACATTAGAGCAATTGAACTTAGAGATTCATAATCTCCTGTTGCGGAACATTCAATTTGTGGTTGAATTGCATTAGCATTATCATGGCCTGTTATAGTTGCACAAGTTATAGTAGATAGTCCAAATTCACTAGCAGGAATAACTGAACCAGTTGCTACGACTTTAGTTAAATCAACAAGTGCATCAACCACATACTCATCACCGACTGCTCTAGGATTAGTATATCCTTTATGGTCTGCTAAAACTGTAACTGTAAATTCTAGTGCCAATTAAATCACCTCAAACTAGGTTTGTAATCTTGCCTTGTCCTCTAAAGTATGAACAACCAGTCTCACCAATGGTTCGGTAAAGTGCTTGGTTTCCTAGAGTTCCAACACCGAATGGGTTTCCGTTACTAATACCATCTTCAAAGTATTGAGTTGGTTTCATAACAGATAGCCATAGATGGTCAGTATCTAGAATCAACATATCGGAAAGTCCAGTAGATAGAGAGTGGTGCTTTGTTGATGGCATAGCCGCAACAGGAATTAGTGGGATATCGTAATAAGTAGAAACTCTAAATCCGACTTCTTGACCCTTTACACCACGAACACCATTTACAGTTGGCACAATTTCTTTACCATCCATGAATCTTTCTTGTGCTTGTAGCAAATCACTTAATGTTTGTAGAGTATCATATCCAGTTAGTATAACCTTTGGAGAACCACCGTTTTGTCGAATTTCTCTTAGAGTTTGGTTAATCAAACTTAGAGTCAAAGACCTTTGGCCACTTGCTGAGTAAGTTCCGTCATTTACAACTGCATTCATAAAAGAAGAAGTTGTAGCGGCTCTATCACTGTTACCGAATAGAGTAGAAGTTTCTGCTTTTCCATTTGCTGTATTAGTATCGTTAAATGTTCCATTAGCAATCAAGTCGTTTGCTTTCATGTTTTGTAGTTCTGCGTTGCTTGAAACAATCTTTAGTAGAGAAGTATAGTTTCTCTCAATTGTTGAAACACTAGAAGAAATACCACCATCAAAGTCATATGCTTCTAGAGGCATAACTAGCATTTGGTTTTGAACTTCAGCGTGATGCTTACCCATATCTTCACGCATTTGCGCTCTAATATCTCCAATACCATCATCAATTTGTGCCATTTCCATAGCAAGTTCAGAGAACTCGAATTGATGAGCAATAATCTTTGGACTTGTAAATAGTGTAGAATACTTTGGTGCAATAGAAAACAATCCATCAGCATTAGTTCCTAGTTTAGCGTTCTCCGGAACACCACCAATCAAATCTGCTCTAAGTGAACTTGCTCCAATAAGTGCATCAGAGTTTGATGCTGTAGAATCAAGGTCAATAGATAGTGAATTTCCACTACCACCAGCAGGTCTTTCTACCAATACTCTCCAACCGCTTGAAACATAAGGCCTCTTTGAAATAACAGAAAGTGCATTACATTCTCTGTTTAGCATTGACCAAACCTTTTGGCCAAATACTCTATTATACAAAGCGGCTGTATCTCCAATAGTGGCAGTTCCGCTTCCTACGCCTAGTGTGGTATCGTGGCCAGTATGTAGTGCTTGAACTGCACCACTTTGCTTTAGCAATTGACCGCTAATTCCTGATATTCCATATGTTTGTCTTTCTAAATCTGCTATTGTATTAATATATCCTGTCATCTTAATAACCTCCTACCATTTTGTGAATGTCTGACCAATCCATTTCAGCCAATTCATCCATACTTGGGAGTTCTGCTACAGCCGCTTCTTGTGCCTTTAGTATAGTTTCTTTTTCAGCAGTCAAAGACTTTCTTAGTTGAGTAAATTCATCCTTAAGGGATGCAATCTCGGCTTGAGCATCATATTGTGACTTTGCCAAAATATTTTCTCGGTTTGCTTTTTCTGCATTAAATCTTGCACTAAATTGCTTTTCTAGATTATCTAGAGCAATCTTTTCTAGTTGCTCTTGTCGGAAAGACTCATATGCTTTCTCGATATTTAGATTAGAAAGATTTAGTGTATCTAATTCATCATTGTTAAATGCTTTAACAACTGGAAGTCCACTTGGTTTAGGATTACCATTATCAATAACAATTCTATCAGCAGGTTCGCCAATTTCGACTCCTGCTCCATCTAGTGTTGAGACAACGGCTTTTTTGTTTTCCATGAGTTTCTCATAGTCGCCACCTCTTTCCATGTCATCCATGTTTTCCATTTCATCCATGTTTTCCATCATATTCTCATCTTCCATAGACTCCTTCATGGATTCTTTAGTTTCATCCATCATTTCGGTGTCCATCATTTCGGCCTCTTCTTTTCGTAGCGTATTGACTTGCTCCATTAGAGTGTCAAGTTCCGCCAATGCTTTTTCTAACTTAGTCATTTTATTCACCTGTTTTTCTTGCTTTAAAATATCAAATCTTGCTTCGGGGTTTATTCCTTTTTCACAAATTGTTACCTCATGCAATTCAAGTTTGCTTATTTCGTTATAATCACCTAACTCCGGATGACTTTTCTTTACTTTTTGTAACGCCTGTCCTCCTATGCTAAATGACCTTAACGAACCTTTCCTTACGCCTCTTCCTATTTCTTTGGCTTTTTCTATATCATCTCTTAATTTAATTACAACGAAGAATCCAACATCATCCACTTCTGTTTTCCACAATCTCCCCGTTTTATCTCTGTATGATTTTACTACTTCTCCGACTTGAACATTTGAGTGATTTGTCATTACATTTCTAAATTTAGGATTTTGCATATATTTTGCTACTGCTTCTTCTAAAGCCTTTAATGTAATTAAATCGTTTTGTTTATCTACGATTTCTATGCTTGCATATCCTCCAATCATCAAGTCTTGATTACTTTTTAAGATGGTAAAGTCATTGGCTCTATTACTTATCACCGCAGAACTCATACCTCTCATTTCAAGGTTTTAATTCTTTCACTATATAAAGAACACGGTATTTTCGATTTAGTTTGGTAATTTAACAGAACTAAACTTATCCTCATAAATGTCCCAAATTCCTTCATCTCCTTCTTTATCAGCAGGTTTCTGTTCATATCCAGTCCACGCCAACCACATCTTCTTATCTTTTACCGGAAGATACCTAATATGTAGTTTAGTTTCAAATTTATTACCTTCTAAGAAGTATTCATGGTAGCCATTTCTTTGAATACCTAATTTTATTTTACCATAATCAATTGTTTTTTGATTCTGCACATTTTCTGAAACTTGAGCAGGGTATTTTCCTGCCGCACCAAATAAATCAAATAACTCTTTTTCATCATCTATTTGTATAGTCCAATGTAAATTTTTATCTTCTAGTCTAATAGAGAACTGTATATTTTCATCTTCTCTAAGTGATATCTTAAATTCACCTTTTCTATATTTTTCAGGAGTTTCATATTTTTTAATTTCATCTGTTCCAAATTTAAATTCGGGGTCTGCTTTTATTTTGTTACTTAATCCTTCTAATATGGGTTCTCGTTGAACAGCCCAGTCTCTTAGTTTACTTTGTTTAGCATCTAGTATATCTTGATACAAACTCCTATGATTAGTTATTAAGAATTCATGTAGTTGTCGAGTTGTTTGCTCCCCCTTCTTAGTTAGAAATTGATGAATAGCCGCAGTAAGTTCACCCTGCTTTGTTTTCATTATCTCTATTGCTTTACTTTTCCACATATCTAAATCCGCTAAAGCATTCTTAGACATTAGATTATTTTCTTCGAAGCCATAAAGGGTAAAACCATTCATATCGTATTTGAGAATAGCAGTAGTTTCTCCATGAACATAATCAGTTATCTTGACTCCTTTTTCCAATGCAGAAACATCATA